GCGTAACGAGCCTCGTCCAAAGCAAGTGATGCCTTGGCGTAGAGCGACTTGAAGACCAATTCCTTGGCTTCAGCAAAACTCTTCTTCAACATTGCGCGAGCGATTCGTTTATTTGTGTCCATATGTGTCTACTCCTTTGCGACTAATTATTTAGTTTTCTTCGGTGCTTGACTCGGTATCTATTTCGTCCGAGTCCACATTTTCACCCCGAAGCAGACTATTTGAAACAGATTCCCGCTCTTGGGAGATCCGTTCGGCAATCTTGTCCTGTAGGGAGCACAGCACAGCGGTCTTGAATTCTTCAAATGAATGCAGCATTACGAGTTCCACTCCTTTTCGTCATCAGGGACGATTTCACCAATAGTTACCTGTGGTTGTCCGTCCCCACCCGCAGCAGGGGCTGGAGCAGGAGGTTGGGCTTGCTGCGCTTCAGGAGGAACAGCACCTTCAGGTGGAGCAATAACTCCTGAAGCCTTTTCTTCCTTGATCTGCTTGTCGATCTGCTCCACATCGTCTTCGGTTTGACGCAGAATCATCTTGCGTACCCATTCACGAGAATAGTACTTGCCAACAAAATCCTCTGCTTCCCGTGCACTGGCAAGACGATCTTTGAGAACTTCGCTTTCCTTGAGTTCGGAGAAATGCGAATCCTTTGCAAATTTGAATATTAGACGGCTTTCAATATCTGCCCACTCGTCCTCACGAATAACTCCCTTGAGAACCAACTGCACACGCAGCAGTTCAAGGAATACTTCAGAGAACTTCATGCGGAGTCGTTCAATGAACTTAAAGAATTTCACTTCATCGCGTGAAATCTCTGAAGACCTGCCCATGTTGAATCCAGTGGATTCTTCCATACGAGAGGTGGGAACATTAAGCGATTGAAAGAGTTTCTTTTGGAAGTACTTTACATCTTCCATTTCCGAAAGATTCTGTCCGCCTTCAAGCGTTGAGATTTCTGTGCCACGACCACCTTCGCGGCGGGGCATCCAAAAGTCTTCAAGCATGGACATATGCTTGCGTGAATCTGCAATCTCACCTGTCTGTGGATCGTACATGAGTTTGTTGCGGTACTTCTGCATGAGTCCACGCACATACTCTTCTGCCTTCTGCTTGGGAAGGTTACCTACATCCACATAGAACACGCGGCGTTCTGGTGCGCGAGTAATGCGATAAATCACCACTGCGTCTTCAATCATGCGAAGTTGATTCAAAGCCTTGATAGCCTTGTGCAGATATCCAATTACTTTCTTGCGATATCCGTCATACAGTCCGCTGTGAACAAAGCAGATGGAATCAGGGTAGATCTTTAACCCTTCAATCGAGAGCGCAGTGGAACCAGGCTCTTGTTCGTTGTACACATAGAACTCTTCCACCGATGTTACTATTTGAACACCAAGGGGAGACTGCTGTGACATGGGCTTCTTGTGGATCTTACGAATCTTACGAATCTTCGTGGGATCAATAGGACGAATTTCAACAATGCCCTTCTTCTTGTTGGCTTCATCAATAATGATGTGGTAATAAATTCGTCCGTCCACATACCATTTGCGGAATATCTCAAAACCACGGCGAGAGAAATTCATGAGTTTCAGGACTTCTTCAAACTCCGATTCCACTTTGTCTTTAATAGACTTGCTGTACTTAATGTTTGTGGTGTCGATCTTTACCGTAGTAAAAGTATCGTCATACACAATAGACTCATTACAGATATCAGCAATAGCAGACTCCACTTCAGGGTGGATTGCCATGTCACGATATTTCTTGATAAGGTCTAGATCGGTTTTGATTGCGCCGTCAAAGTCAACAGCGGTTCCAAAGTAACCACCCACTTCTAGTGGAATCGCGCCGTCATCCTGATCAGGTGCTACAAAAGAAAGAGACTTCTTTGGAAATTCATCCTTGGAAGTCTCCTTCTCTTCTTTACCAATAGAAAAGCCAAAAAGTTTGATAGCCATAAATAAAGAATCCTGTCAAAAAGAGTATCAGAAACCTTGACCGATATTGATCCCCGACTGCTGCAATAGAGCCTGAATGTTTTCCTGACCAGTACCCGTAGCAGGAACAGCACCACCTTGAGCAGCCTCCCACCAAGAGTAGTTCAGGGTAACAGGGAACTCTGCAATAGAGTCATTGTTCTCGTATGAGAGATCAATTGCTCCAACTTCACTTGGATAACATCCAATGAAATTGTATGTGCGAAGCGGCTCACCATCACGAAGCAACTGCGTAACAGACCATGTAGGCATGAACTGCATGAAGTTGTTTGAGGTAATGTTGCTGACATGAGAATTAAAGGTTGCACTCCAAAACTCAAATCCCGAACGAAGGCTCATGTTCGCATCGGAAATAACTGTGATTGTCCAGTCTTGGAATGTGCGATCTCCTGGAAGTTTGATTCGGCGACCACGATACGGAACTTCAATGGTTCCAAGCGAGGAAGCAGGAATCTGTGCAGCCTTGCACAAGAAAGAGATTGCGCGGTTGTTCTGGTAGCCAGGAATATTTCCCGTGACTAGGAACAGGTTGGTACGAACACCACCGCCAGCAAAGGCGTTTACGAATCCCGAAATGTTATTTGTTGGATCTACTGGCATAAATTACTCCTTGGTCTTATTATTTAGACCTTACGCTCCGACTTCGGTGAAACTAACGCCTGTCTTTGTTGCAATAAAATTCAGAGAGATGAAATTGACGCTGCGGGTTGGCTTGACAAAGATGTCAGCCACGAACTCGTTGCGGTCAATTACTTCGCCTGTATTGTTGGTTTCGTCACACACCACCTTGAAGTCGGTGATGCCTCTACGCTGCTGAACAGTCTTGAGGAACGGAACAACAAGGTTCTTGAACTGAGAGCGAGTGAACGCATCGTTCTGCTCGAACAGGAAGAACTTTGAAGCCGTGGCAATTGCCTTCTCAAGAATAATGAACAGACGGCGCACATTGATGCGATCAAACGCACTTGGGCGAGACTGAGCGGTTTTGTCCCCGAACAGGATTACCCCTTCGCCTGGGAACGATACCACAGGATTTACCTGACGGGTGTACAACTCGTCACGATGTGCTTCCGCAGATGGATTGTACGCCAACTTAACAACATTCTTCAGTTGACCACGATTGAATCCTGCTGGCGAGAACCACGCTTCGTTGGTGAACTCGGTACGAGCAACCAATCCTGCAATATCCGCGTTCAGAGGCATAATCCGAAGCACATTGTTGTAGGTGTCCAACTGGTACTTCCAACCGCTGTCAATGACTGCGTAGGATGAGTTAATGTTGAAGGTGGTGTCGCGGAAAGTCTTGAGGCTGTTCAAGGCTTGATACGGCAATTTATTTTCAACATCGCTCTGTGCTGGAGAAACGAATGCCATACAGTCAAGACGCTTCTCGCAGACATTCTGCACAACTAGTTGAGCAAGAGTGGCTGAAGCCCCACCCATTGGAAGCAGAGACACATCCACTGCATCCGCATCGGCAAACTTGCTCCATCCGTTTGCGTACAGTTCTGATACGGTTGGTGCGGCGGAAACGGCTCCCGATAGATGGAAAGAGTTTACACTATCTGCCAATTGTGTTTGGTGTGCAAGCGAAGAACCCAGCGTATTCCAATTTGTCTTGGTGGCAGCATATGCTGTGTTGCCTGAAACATCGCGTGATAGTGCCCAGACATACTTGGACTGCGCGTTTACTACTGTGCGGTAGTAATTGCTGCTGCCGTCAAACTTCTTTGCGTCCTCTGCGCGAGACAAGCCTTCAAACTTCTCAAGCACAGTGTTTGCTGTTCCTGTTAGTACTCCGTCTTTGTCAAGAACAAGCACATTGATTTGATCTCCCGATCCAAATGCGTCTGCTGCATATGGAGTGGTTGTAGAGGTAGAACCAATCATCTTTGCGTAAACGCTCTTGTGCGTATATGTTGCGTTGGCGACTTGAGCCGTTGGCAGTAGTGTTTGCAGTGTAAGCGTAATTCCATGAATTGCACTACCAGTAACACCAAAAATGTCTCCAGAAGATGGGGTTCTTGCAACCCCACTTTGAAGCACACCGCTTACCGTGACTGATGTTCCGTCTGCAAATGTGAGTTCGTCGCCCACACTAAATCCAAAAGTACCACTTGGTGCCTTAATGCTTAATGCACTGGCTCCCATAGACGCACCAGAAGTAAGTCCTCCTGTGGTGGTTCCCGCTCCAGTTGTAACAACAACTTTCACGCTGTTTCCAAGAACACCAGGATACTTCGAAGCAAACAAGACTCCTGCCTGAGCAGGAGCGGATGCAGTAAGACCTGCGCTTGCTCCAAAGTTTACTGAGTTGGTGATAAGCAAAGTGGCAACACCTATACCGCCAGTCGCCGTGACCGTAGAGTTTTTGGCACCAGATCCAAGCACACGAACCACCTGCATATTGTTTCCGTATGACAGGAAGTTTGCTGCGGTAAAGAAGTCCACATAGTTGTCGTTCTGCGGCTTGCCGAAGATACTAACCAGTTCGCTTTCGTTTGTTACGGTAACGATTTCGTCCGCAGGACCAGAGTGGAAGTAGCCAGCGAAACCACCAGGAGTGGTTGCGACAGCAGGAACAACTGTGGTCAGGTCGATTTCTTTGATACTTACGCCAGGACTTACTCTAAATGCCATTTTGGGTTCTCCTTCGTGAAGAAGTCAATTCGTGGTGACTGCGCTTCTGATTGTATGTATTATTCTGAAGGATTCACAGGTGGATTAAAATGTCCACCCCATATCTAGGTTTTCGTTAGTTCCGCCGCGCCAAACTGTTCCATGATTATCCACAATAGCAGCGGGAGAATCACCGTCATCCACAAAGCCAAAAGGGGTCATTTCTTCTTCTAAATTTTTAATTTGTTCTTCGTACAGGTCTTTTCGGATATCGCTGCCTGTAATGCTCTTGAAATAGGCTTGGGTGGTCAGCCACGAAAACAGCACAAGCGTCATTGCAAGGTCATCGTGGTGGTTGTCTTCTGCCTCGAAAGAGTCTCCCTTTGCCACAAAGGTGGTGAGTTCGTCCACCGTATTAAAGTCTTCCACAATGAGTTTGGTGTCTTCAATCAAATTTTTCAAAATAGAGCAGCCAATACGCTTTACCGCTGTAGAGGTCTTGACCCCGTTAATGGACGAGCCTTTGGCTCCAAAGCCACCGTTCACCACCTGACCCTTGCGTCCCTGCATGGAAACATAAATGATATTGTCGTATTCCAATTCATCGTGAAGAATGTCGGCAACCTGTCCACCAATATCATTAATTTCTACAAGGGTGTACGCGTTGTTGTACTGCCGTGCAATAGGGTAAATGGCATTGGGGTACAACATGGGAGCCAACATATTATTTCTGAATGTGGCAACCACCTGATATGGAATGCATGACACATCCACCACAGAGAACGCGTGGTAGTCTTGTCCCTGTCCCCGTGCCGTATCCACCACCATGATGTACTTGTGGTCGGGAATGGGACGCTGATATATTCGTAGCCCTTCATTATTAATAAACTCAGGTGTACGGTACACCAAACACTTGAGTTTTTCAGGAGCCACAAGGGTGTGCATGGATCCCAAGAATTCGGTTTCAAACTCGGTGCGGAATTGCTCCACGCTTGTGTTTGCAATGGTTTGCTTTTTCCACTCGTCATCTCGACCAGGAACATCTCGCCAATGCACATCAAGAGCAAAGTATTCGTTCTTGCCTTCTTCGCCTGGCTTCTTCGTTGCGTTCACCCATAGGCGGTAGAACATATTCAACCCCTTGGGGGTGGACACAATAATTACCTTTGTGTCTTTACCGCTTGTAATCGTGGGGTACACCGAAGAAAAGAACTCCTCTGCCACATTCTGAGGAACATAGGCAAACTCGTCAAGCATAATACAGTTATACGAACCACCACGAACAGCCGATGACGATGTAGCCGCTGCCAATGCCTTAGAGCCGTTCTCTAGGACAATGGATCCCTTGTTCCACTCTACTACACCCTGCTGCAACCACATGGGCAGGTACTCGTAGGCTAGTTTTAGGCGACCAAGCAGTTCTCGTGCAGTACTGAGTTTATTTGCAAGAATAGCCACACTCATATTCTGATTAAACAGAATGTAGTGCAGCAGATACGAAACCATTGTTGTGGATTTTCCGCTCTGACGCGGACACTTCATAATAACAAAGCGATTCTTGTGAACCGATTCAATCATTTCCTCTTGGAAATCATACGGCTCGAATGGCACCAATCCTTTGTCAAGAGAAACAATCTTTACATAGTTGCTAATGAAATATAGAGGATCGTTTGCACACTTCATGTACTCTTCAATCTGCTCTGGCGAGAAGTTGATATTTACTCCCGCAGACTTCAGATTGGCATTACCAAGATACTTGTTGCTCTTACTGCTCATCGTTCTTGTCCTCTACTATAGACTCAAGCACATCAGGTCTATTGTTGAAAGCCTTGGTGGATGAACGAGCGGAATTAATAATGTCTTGCAGTTCTTTTGTTGATCCCACATAGATGGACTGATTAGTCGTGTTGTTATTTGTGACCGACTGATCTATCTTGCGGATGCTCTTCACCTTGTTGTGCAGATCCAATAGTTCTTTGTTGGTGTCCGCTAGAGTCTTGATCATTAGAGCAACCACTTCATAGGCTCGTGGCTGATCGCCTTCTTGTGCCACAGCAATAACGCCATCAAGCGCGTTCTTACCCATGTCAACAAGTTCCTTTAAATTTTCTCGTACCACCTCATAGTCAGTCTTCAGGTCTTTTTCTAGTTTCTCGTCTGTGAGAGGAACAGGATCAACCTTTGCAAGAACTGCATGGGGAGGAACAATAAAAGATTTCACAGGCTCTGCTCCGAGAGCCTTCTCAATATTATCAAATCCACTCATATTGTACTCCTCAGATATTCCAATCAACCGTCAAGCCACCCGCAGCCATTGCCGTAGCGTATGTAGTTCCACCACCAGAAAGATTCTGATACACCTTGGCGTATGCGCCGTAGTCATTAGCATTGGAACTGGCTCCGCTTGGACCAGATATACCAACAAGTGCTTTTGCGTAATTAGGAGTATCAGTGGTGTTTCCTGGTGCGTATGAGATGCCACCAACAAAAGTATCACTGAACATTTCACCATTCCATATGCCAGCCTGAACTACGCGGATTTCCTTGTAATTCTTTTCTGCACCAAACAGATGGGTCTTCATGGTGAAATTCAGCGTAAACACAATGCTACGCCGACTTTCAAAATCACCCTCGTAGTCTTCTTCTGTTGATACAGAATTCAGATAGATTGGAACATCAATTTTTTTATTGATAGTATCAAAGTTTATAGTAACCACGAATTCAGGAGCAAAAAATGGAAGAATCTGTTCAATGATTCGCAAACCGTCTTCCATGTTTCGCACATACACATACAGTCCAAAGTCAATGTTGTACGGTACTTCTGCGTAGGTGTAGTCTACTCCACTAGGATTGCTTGTAGTGGGACGAACAAAATGCCGTGTCACGCTGTTGCGTTTACGGTTTCCATCGTACATATAACCAGTGATTTCAAAAGAAATACGGGGAAGTGTGATCTGATTGGGATTTTGTAGATTGGGATCACCTGCAAGCCGCACCTTGAACTTTTCTTTGCCAGCATAGGCAATAGGAACAAGCATGGTTTTTGTGCCACCGCTCTCTTCCTTGTCGATATAGATTTGGTTGAACAAAGAACCAAATGCAGCGACCATGCGGCGAATCGAGCCATTGTAGAAGTTGGTGAACAATTAATAATTTCCTTCACTGAATGGATCAGCATCAGTATGGTCAAAGATATTGTCTCTCTCTGTTTCCAAATCCAACTGCTCGTTGTCCTGCTGTTCCTGATGTCCTGCGCGAACTGTGGTATCGTAAACACCAGAAATCGTATACGAGGCTCCGCTTACAACTCCAATCAGCAGATCACCAACTTCAAAAACACCTTCTCGACGATTCACTCGCATACTCTTAGCACCCTGAGCAGGAATAGTGAATATATTAACATTTCCATACGCCTTCTTCGTTGCCAAAGCACCTGTATACACCTCTTCGCCCACAGCATAGGTTCCTGCGCCACCACCAAAGGTAAGCCCTTGCAGATACGAAGAGGAAATCTCCATGATATCATCCATTTCAGTTTCCCCTGTACTGATCTTCTCATTCGAATACTTGAATATTTCGCAACTCAACTTGAATGAATACCGATCACCGCCTGGATAAAACGGATTGTCGTGCTTTACAAACTTGATTTCAAACATGGAGTACGGATAGTCAAAGAAGATGATATCGCCTTCTCGTGGACGACCAAGCCGCCGAATGTCATCATGGTAACCCATGACATCCATAAACCGCTTGCGTGACACAATAAATGTGGCAGCATCCTTTACATCCAAACCAAACCGACTCATTTCGGCATCACCATCAAATCCTTCAGCATTTTCTAAGTACATCTCGATACGACTAGAATCCACAAACTCGGAAACTTCTTCTCCAAGAATAAGATCTTCCGTTACCTTTTCGCGTGGCAAATAGATCATCTCATGACCGTGGATTTTGATTGCCTCGGTCGTGAGTGATTCAAGTAGGCTCTGTTCGCCTTTCTTATTCCTACGAAAATACGGATTGACTGTCATGGTTATCCTGTAATAAAGTCAGGTGGATCCTGATATGTGGTAAGAACAGCGTCTTCAATCTTTAGCACTTCATCCAGTGCTTCTTGATAGATACGCGCTCCATTAAATGTAATATTTCCTGGCAGCGGAATGCCATCATACTTAGAAAGATTGGCACCCCACTGCCGTTTAATAAGAGCAGTAGTGTATTTCTTTAGCATTGTATCACCATAGATTTCACCGTATGTGTCGGGATCAAGTGATGTGTACGCTTCGATAAGCAAGTACTGTCCCGCATAGAAATCCTGCCAGTTCATGTGGATGGTGAGTTTGTTGCCGTATCTGCTGAACTGCGTCTGCTTCTCAGGATCAAGCAACTGCTGCAACATTTCCACATACTGCATCGTGGACACAAAGAAGTTCATGTTGGCTTGTCCTGTACGCAAACCGTAAAAGTCATTCAGTGCCATCTGATAGCGAACATTAAACACATTGTTCATCTGTAGATTAAAGCCCACCTGAAACACGCGGCTAATAGAAATAATATTTGTTCCGTCTAAGCCAACAGAATTGGTATTAATGTACCCGTTGGTTCTGTCTTGTTCCGTTACCTGATACTTGTAGTACCGCTTTTCGCTGGCGTGGGAGTTCCAATCCACAAAATAACGAAGAGCCTCATCAATGCGGTCTTCCACTTGCTGGTCATCCACATTGATTTCGATTACTGGTGCTCCCAGTGCGCGAAGGCAATAGTCTTTGAGTTCTTGTCGTGTGCGTGGATTCGCCATTCAGTGTCTCCTTTATTCTATTTAGAAGAACGAGACACTACTCGTTTTCGGCTTGAAGACGAACAACAAGCCTTGCCAATTCACCCTCTCGATTACAAATGCGGTCACATTCGGCATCCGTGGACGGTAGATATAGCAGATTGTGTCCATCTGTTATATAATGCCGTACTCCACGCTCGTATACTCGTGTGCCAAATCCATGCGGTGCAGAATACGCAGGTTCGATTTTCAGCAAGTCTGCAAATCGGTATTCGTTGCCGTTGATCTGTACGGTTCCACTAGTTCCATAATGAATAAGTTTCATGAGATTCACTCTTCGTTTAATCCTTCAACTATTGTAAAGGATACAGTATTTTGCGTTTCAGGATTGTTTGTTTTCTTTGTTGCTTTGGCTTTTCCTGTCAAGTACAGGAATCCATTAGTAGTAAGTTGTGGAGCAAGTTTGTTTACTAGTCCTTCGCCACCCAATCCGTTTAGTTGGTATAAATCAGATTTTGTTGTTGCTGCTGCAACCGCTGATTTTAAAGCAGTTCCAAGCCTAAATCCAGTGGACTGATATGAAACCACATCAGCGTACAGATTTTTCACTCCACCTGTAGAGAATGTGTACATATTTCCCTCAAAATCAGGGAGGTTGAACGGTGCAGTCAGACCAGCAATAATAATATTGTCGTATATACTGCGAAGTATTGACACATTAGAAGATGTTGCAAGGAACGAGAAGGTTTGACCAGAGAAAGACGCAGAAGATCCCGCAAAGAGTACGGGGAAATCTCCTGGTGAGGCACACACACCACGCATGGCGGTTGAACCATTCAAATACGCAATGCTATGATCTATCAAGTTTCCCTTAATCTTCTTTGAGTCTGCAAGCAAGGAAATAGTAGAAGTTACTCCTGCAATGATCATGCACGCACCGCTATCGAATCCAAACAGGTATCCTGCGGCTGCTGCCACAGAAGAAGCCGTGTGCCCACCGTCCACACCCGCAAACAGGGATGGACCATGAACGGAAGTGTTTTCTCGACTCACATTTGCAACACCAAGTCTGTCTCCAAAACGATCAGTGAATGTAATTGCAGATACGACTCGTTTGGTGTTGGTAGAAGGAAACAGGCTGCTGCCCAGTGGACCATTCATGCTCATGGCGTACACCGTGTAGTCTCCAGCAAACTGATTGGTACTCACAGGACCAGTTGCAGAGTGAGGGAACTCACGAAGAGCCGCTGAGGTGGTTCCCATGCTGACCATGATGTGTTCCAAATAGCCCTTGAGCGGCTTGTCTCCTGATGCACCACTGCCAAGCATGAAGAAACCTGTGCTGTTCTTTAGATCTCCCGAAATGCCTGTGGTTTGTGCGTATCGGTTTCCGTTCCAATACGAAGAAACTGTTGCGGACGCGCCAACATTGGAGTACGCAATAGCAAACTGATGCCATTGACCAACTGTGACTCCGTTTGCAGGACACACATTGAGAGTAGTTTGATAGCCAGCACTACTCCAATTGCTTGTTGAGAAATGGAATTGCAACTGCTTGCTGCTTGTGTCGTATTCAAAACGGAAGGAGTCATTGGTGGTATCGGTTGCTCCATTGGCACTACGAGTAATAAGAATAGGATCGTAGTTTGTGGACGGTTCCGTTTCTAGGTACAAGAATCCCTCCATCATGTAATACGGAACCGATGTGGTTGTAAACGCAGGAAGTTGAAGTCCTGCTGCCTTTGTATTGGTGTCAAGGTATGATCCCTTGAACTGAATAGAGCGATTGCCCAATTCGGTGCCAGTGAGTCCAATGGTTGCCACTGTGGGAAGGAACTGATCTGCGGTGGCTCCACCCAAAGCAAGTCCGTTAATGAGAGTTGGAATATACTGCGACTGAAACACCTGCTCATTTATATTGAATGAGCCTCTGATTACACCATTCAGTATTTGCTCGGTAACAGGACTAATAGAAATTCCCTGAGATCCAGTGCTTCCATCAGGCAGAGTAATGGTTCGAAATGTACTCTGTCCCTTAATGTCCTCATCCACAATAATGGAATAGAAACCACTAGGAGTAGATGATGGGGTGAATGAAGCAGAATCGTATCCCAATTGCTCGGAAACAATTTCACCGCTACTGTTTATGGTTACTAGTTTTTTGTTCATGGATGGGTTCTGTTAGTTTGAGGCAAATCCATTTTTATCATATATTATGGAAAGAGTACATCCTGTTGCATTTGCTGCAAATCCTATCAATCCACTTCCTAATATTCTACCTAGATTAGTTATTGCTGGAACATAGTTGTGTTCAGTTCCACTTTGATCACCTAACCATGTTCTCGGCGTGGCGGTTGCCCCACGCAAGTATCTATTATTAGGAGTCGATGGAGATCGTGTCATAATTCTTTGAATATTTGTAGGAGTAGTAGCACGAACATCTGTTATAGTTTTAGTAGTGGAACTAATGGCAGATTGAGAATTATCATCATATGTCAAAGATCCTTCAGAAATAATAACTGATGCAGATCCTGATCCAAATATAGAATAATCTTGTCTAGAGCGTTTCATTTCAGCGGTTCCACCATCGAATGCAAACATAGATCCTGCACCAGACAAGAAAATACGGCTTCCTGATTCGGCACGCATCATGGATTCGGCGATAGAAGAATGATGATTTCCCCACTTTACTCCGCTAAGAGTAGTCCACAAACCCACTCCCGCCACTCCTGGATCTTCTATCAACTTTCCTGCTGGATGAGTCACTGCGTATATTCGACCAAAAGACGCAGAAGATGCTTTATCAACAAGTACTAGGGGAGTAGCAGACTTACCAATATTGGCAATGCCACCAACACTAGGATCACTCTGAAGAGGATGTTTAACAAACATTGCACCCACGGTGGCTGTACTGTTTTCAGAAACCCGCAGGGCTTTTCCTGCGAATCCAGTAATAGACAAATTTCCGACCATTGGCACACCTTCTACTATATCGTATACTGAAGTAGTCAAGGTTGGATTACCTGCAAGAGCACGAGTGCTGCCAACAATAAGAGAAGAATTTCTACGAACATCAACAGGAGAGTATCCTCCGTTGTAAATAACTAGACTTTTTTCTATATGCATACTAGAATCGTCTCGAATTCGCACCGCTCCGTTAGAGTAGTTTCCCCAAACAATATGGTAATCAAACCCCCAAGCATTTAGTGAATTAAAATATGAAGCAGCATTACCTGTGTTCGATGAACCGTTTGGCATATTGAAATATCCAATGGTTACACCGTTTGCGCCCTGTACAGCAACACTCGATATACCAATAGTAATAGAAGCAGAAACACCTGATAAAGTCATGTCTTTATAGAATCTAATACTAAATGTTCCTCCTGCTCCAGTAGTAATTCCCCTTGTAATATCATTAGTATCCATATAACTCAGTCCGTGTGGTGCTGTTTTTATACCGAGCAGATTGATATATTCATACGAAGTTGCATGGACTGTATTAGGTGCAATCAGTTGAGCAGTACCAGCGGTGCTTCCAGTAAGTAGTGTTCCTGATGCTACTGCTCCTGAGTTATTAACACTATAGCAGTATCCAATTTCTACTTCGGATTCACCTGCGGGCTGCATAAACAGTTTAGCAACAGGAAAAGTTTTCCAGTAGTTACTTCCACCATAAGCAATTGCGTGAGCCGATGCTCCTGTGGTGGCGGTCATTCCAGAAAACACAGGAATCCAAAATTTAGCCAAGAATTGGGGAGCATCACCCGCACCACTGTATTGCAGTGAATGTGCTCTGAATTGTGTGCCTGTTAACTCCACCCCACGAGCAGTTGAAGAAATATAGCACCCACTTTGTCTTGAATCAAAGACTAATTCGTTGTTTAATGCTGCGGCACTCGTGAAATCTATGGTGCAGTTTTTTGCTACAATTCCGCGAGTTACTTGCGTTGTGCATATAACAGGAGAATTGTCTAGGGTGTTTTGTAGTGCATATGCCCCCCCTTGATGAAGGGTGCCAGTGGCTCCCATTTTATCCCAATACGCAGTAATAATACTGTTGTGTCCAGACACTGCTGTATTCATGCCGTAGAATCCCAAATGCCGAATTGCTACCTTTGCGTTTTCAAAATAGATTCCTGTTCCATTATCCGAAGAAGCAAACGCACTAATCAATCCTTGAGATGTATTCAAAACTGATCCCGTGGTTCCGTTGGTGCCAACAAACGGCTCTGCATTGCTTGCAAAGAACAGATTGCGTAAGGCTTTCAGTGTTCCATTTTTCAAAAACAAAGTTCCAGTTGTAGAAGCACTTCCACCGCCAATCACACCAAATCCAGCAGAAATACGAATAACAACAGGATAAGTGGAAAGCAAATATGCGTCTAGAGTGTTGTGCGATACACCAGGATTTACTGGATACAGCACAGTGCCTTGTGCAGAACTTTTCCACGGATAAGGACTAGCCTGTTGAGCATTAGTTGGACCGTAATACCCGTTTGGTTGCGAGTACTGCGGTTCAGGGTAATTGCTCGGAACCCCGCCCCATGAGATAGTATTGTTTACTCCCGCATTTCCTCCACCCCAAGTTAATCCAGGACACCGACTGTCTATATTTGGGTTTTGAAACTGAACCTGTAGCACCGTATTACTTGTTGTGGCTCCAATAATTCGTCCAATTCCTAGAACTGCCAGCGAGTCTTCGCATGACGCTCCGTGATTAAAGAAATTATCACCCGCATACAATACAGAGTACGCACTCTCACGATAATTAGTGGTGTTAATTCCATTACTCTCAGCATAACCGTACATAGGAGCATCTAATGCTGCATTAGTAATTGTGAAATACATTCCCTGATCGGGACTGGTAAACCCGTGCATGGTGACACCACCCGCAGTTGCGGTAAGACCATCAAACAAGCGAATGCTGCCTGTGTGTCCACCACCAGCAAAATTATCAATGTTCCAAGTGTAGTTCTCTACTTGCCACAAGTATCGCTGTTTGAATTCCGCAGGATCACCCTCAATAATAAGGTTTCCGCCCTGTGGGTGGTACAGGTCTACATTTTGAGTAATTGTGTATTCGCCCCGCAGAAAGCGGATGTACAGGGTGGCACTTCCCACAATTGTGTAAGTACGAGCAACATCCATACACTTTTGCAGAGTACGATACGGCTTTGCCAGACTGCCGTCTCCTGTGCCATCGCTGCCAGTTGGTGCTAAGTAGATCACCGAATCGGCGGCAAGCACCTTTAACTGCTCTAGTGATGGATTACTTGGATACGGAAGTGCTGATTGTGCCATTTAGTGTTCCTGTGTGCGAGTCTACTGCTATTTATGCTTTCACTTTACATATCACCGTTTTACGGAGGAATAACAAGGAATAGGGTGCTTCCGATAGAGCGGTTGGCTGAAAAATTAGTTGCTGTCATCATGAAATTATAGAGTGAATTACCTGCGGCTCCACTCGTATCATCTGCGTCTATAGTTATATACTTCCAACCAACATGACCAGAACCTATTGAATTGGTATTCCCACCAACACCAGTTGTGAGTGCAGGAAGAGTACCAGCAGTTACAACAGTAGTTGATCCTAATGTGCTTGAGTTATCGTATCCGTAAAGTGTGCTAGTAGGAGTAGAACTATAGTTTTTAGTAGTCATCCATGTTCCATTATTTAGAGTGTTTGAAGCCAAAACCGTGCTGGAGGTAGACACCCCAAATCCTCCCCTAGTACCGTGAGCAGATACAATACCGAAACCCTGAGCAACCGCATTGCTTGCACTATTGACCATTAATCCAATAGGATTATCTTGAGTTGATGGAACATCAGTACCTGTATTTACACCAAATGACGGAAGGGTTACACCTACACTTTGAGATCCAAAATATGTGGCATTGCCCGATACAAAGTGAATCGTTCCCATAGGACCTGACCCTGCTTCACCACCTCCTCCCGAATAAGTTTTGCAAGAGTGTAGTCTTATACACAAAATTTTAGAACCAGGTTCTATGACTACAAACGGAGAATGGGTTCTGTTGTCGTTTGGATCATATGGTGAAGTTTGTAATAAAGTTTTCCATAATCCTCCGTGCCCTAGTCCAACAGCAGCACCAGTAGCAGTTGTTCTTCTAACTTTATTTGGCTGAGAAAAATCGTAATGTCCGTTTGCATCATATCTGTCCCAACGGCGAAATGCAAATGTTGTTTGTTTTGGACCAGCCTGTTGAACTCCTCCCCATATTCCATTCCAATTTCCAATATTAGCCCAACCATCATTACCAGGTGATGTGAATGTTGTATTAGTTGTATCTACTAAAGTACAACCCAGTCCTCCTAAAAAACTTCCAACAGCAACCAATTCTACAACATAGGCACGGGGAGGAAAAACTCTTGTGGGTGTTCCTTCATTGTTTATCCACACTTCTTTTGCTGCTGTGGGAGTTCCACCATTGTTTACCCATGCTGCATGAATAAGTTGTGGGGTTCCGTTGTTGTTCACCCAGAATCCGTGTCTATCGCTGTTTGGTATTGTCATATTAGAATTTCAATGATTAGAGGATTAAAGGATTACACCACAAACCAAATAGAACCTGAGATGGGGAAATTTGCCAAAATAGGAGCAGCGGTGCCTATGTAAGATTTTGGTGCTGCACCATTTACCCATGCACCAGGTGTCATAGTTGATGTACCCTGAATAGTTCCATTGGTGTAAATTTTTCCCTCACCATAGAAAGAGTAAAGGTTATTGAACCCCACCAGTCCGTAAGTCAACTGATCATTTGAATATCCTAATAGAGCACCCTTATTATCAGTTCCTGGAGGTGCTTTGGCAGAAATCCTATAACTAGAGTTGAGATCACTGGCTCCATCCCACGCAGAAATTCTTGTGAATGCACCCACACCTGACACATTCAGCGCACCCGCATTCAGCGCACCCGCATTCAGCGCACCCACAGGAGAAATCGAAACACGGGGAGTTGTTGGTAAGATAAGCGTTCCCACTGGTGCTGTATGGAATCCCATACTGCCGTCGGCGGTGAATCGAATAAACGCTTGTCCTTGTCCAGTGAATTGTCTGTTGTCCGTGGCAAGTGGACTACAAGTCATATTAGAACCAATACCGCTACCACTATAAGTTAGACTTGGTTCACTAGCCCATATCAGCAGTGACGAACCATCAGTATCAGCATTTCCACCAAAAGTTTCACTATTTCCTGTGGAAACTAGTTGTATTTTAGTATTAGTATGACTTCCTAGCGCACGCATCATGTAACTAGAGGAATGTCCCGCACTACTAGCAGTATAGTTTCTAGGATCACCAACACTCAAACTACCACCAGAAGTAATTCCTCCTCCCGCAGAAATTCCTCCACCCACACGCAGCGCAGCCGATGCAGTTATGCTTCCAACCACATCAAGAGCCTGTGTTGGTCCAGATATTCCGATGCCTACTCTGTTATTTGCTGAGTCTACAGTAAGTACCGTGGTATCTCCATTATTACTAAAGATAAATCCCTTTTGTGTTGCACTAATAGGTCTAATTCGGAGGAAATCTGGATGATCCGAATCTTCATATAGTCGCAATCCAACCTGACTGCTTGTACCAGCACTCAATCGAAGTGCTTCCGATTGTGCTATCGTGGATCCTACTATTTCCAATTTAGCATTTGTTAGTGTTGTTGTTCCAATACCAACACTACCACCAATACCAACATTGCCACCCGACTCGATTCGCATTCTTTCCGTGAGAGTACCACTGAGAGAAGTAGAAATTGTTAAATGTCCAGAGCGAGACGCACTACCATCAGTTAATAATGTTTTTATTTCTGCAACTGGACGGCGATCACTACTTTGGTTGTGTCCAAATCGTAATACAGCACCAGTATTCTCTGTGGCAGTTGTGTTTTCAAGATTAAGAACAGGACTACCTTGAGATATATTTAACAAAGAATTGGGATTAGTTGTACCAATACCAACATTGGCAGCAAAACTTGCTGTAGCACCCACATTCAGCGCACCACCAATTCCTGCACCACCAGCAACTCTGAGTGCACCCGAACCCGTAGAAGTGGATGTGCTTGTGTCGGTTATGTTAACAAAAGTGCTTGCAGTAAATCCACCCCCGATCAATTTCATACCACCACTACCGACATCTAGTCTAGCAGCAGTAATTCCTCCACCCACATGGAGCGCACCAGCAATTCCTGCACCACCTGCCACCACTAGTGTACCTGAAGTAATATTGGTAGATGCGATTATAGCAGAGGCGTTCACTACACCATTAGATGCAACTGAAACATGAGGATTCAGTGAGGCAGTTGCACCTACTGCTGATGTATGTAATCCAATACTGCCTTCAGGGGAGTTGAATCGAACAAATGCTTGTGCTTGTCCAGTGAATTGTCGGGTTTCCGCTTCACTTCCTGGACTTGCATTCAAATTAGCACCAATACCGCTACCATACAAAGTTGCGTTTGGTTCACTAGCCCACATCAGCAGTGCCGCACCTGCGGTATTACCGTTTTGACCAAAATTTGTACCTTGTCCAGAGGCAACTAGTTGTATTTTAGTATTATTATGCACTCCTATTACACGAATCATATTACCGTAAGAACTAGTAGAAGTATAATTTCTAGGAGAACCAAGATTCAAATTACCAGCAGAAGTAATTCCTCCTCCCGCAGAGATTCCTAAACCCACATTAAGCGTACCCGCAATTCCCGCACCACCCGCCACCACCAGTGAACCCGAACCCGTAGAAGTGGATGTGGTATTAAAAGAGGCGTTCAGACTCTTAGCCTGAAATGTTCCTGTGCTTAGAATATTACCAGAGTTTATAGTACCAGTAGTGTTAATTGCTCCTGATCCCAAATCTAGGCTACCCGCAGCAGTAATGCCTCCACCCACATAGAGATTTTTACCAATTCCCGCACCACCAACTACCACTAGATCACCACTACTTACAGAACTGGATTGGTTGCCACCACTGGCACCCAAAGTAGTAGCCGAAAATGATCCAGTGAGAATACTTCCACTTTTCATTACTCCAGTTCCCAAATCAAGTCTAGCCGCAGTGATTCCTCCACCAACAGTAAGCGCACCACCCATAGAGATGCCACCCGCAGTAGTAATACCACCCACATAGAGGGCACCCTGAATTCCCACACCACCCAATACTCGGAGCGCACCTGTAATTGTAGAACTAGATGCGGCTGCACTATCCACACGCGTTTCACCAGTGACATTCAGTGTACCAGCAATACTCTGACCATCAGTACCAACATGAAGACCCTTAGCCCCTATTCCACCCACCACAGTAAAGGCGGCAACAGTGGGAGAAGTGGCAGTAGTGTCATTCGTTACTCGTGTTAACCCGCTAAAGGTAATACCACCAGCAGCACTAATCCCACCACCAACGGTAAGGTTTTTAGCAATTCCCGCACCGCCACCAAGAGTGAGTCCGCCTGTGGTTGTGGTTGTGGAGTCTGTAGTGGCAGGAATGTTCATCCCACCAGAACTGTTCATGGTGATTGAGGTTCCTTGCAAGGAACCAGAACGAAATATATAATCTTTTGCTCGGAAATCAAGAGTAGTAGTAAATAAATTGGTAGTTCGATTTAATGCTTGAATAAAACTCACATCTGTCTGATGTCCAGGTTGAAATTCAAGTGTGTCGTTACCTTGAGACACAACAAATGTATGCTGTGGGGTGGTTGTTCCAATACCTAATTTTCCATCATTAGTCAACCGCATCTGCTCTACACCACTAGTTCCATCGTTGGTCTTGAACACCAATGGTTCGCCGCTGCCACCTGGACGCAGTGTGCCGTCCCGCAGATCACCCACAAGCAGACTGGTGTACGGAATGTCGATGCCGTCAATAATGGCAGCGCGTGTGTACGGCGAGGCTTTAATGATGTACCGCACCACGGTGTAGGGGGGCAGATTGGGAAGCAATCCACCAGTAGTAGTTGCCGAAGTTACAAATGCAGCACTTCCCGCACCAACACCTGTATTCGCAACAGTGGATTCTTGTCCACCCGCAGATCCAAGTGAATAGATGCCAGAGATGGCAGAATTTGTTGTATTTACTGTAGAGTCGTCATCAGTATCAGTGATTGCTCCTGTGTTTACACCAAGCGCAACTCGCCCACGCAGGTCTGGAGTATTAAAGTGGGTAATAGAAACCGCAGAGATGATCGTGAACGGATCTTCATCGTCCTGAGCAAGACCAGTAGTAAACACAGTATTGTTTACAACAAAGTTTTTATTACCAGGACTATAAACAGGCACAGTCTGAACAGTAATAGTTGTTCCAGCAATCGCAATTATTTTTGCACGAACAGTAGTTGCATCGGTGCTCCCCTGTCTGATAAATCTACCGATACTTGATGGGGGAACTGGAGTTTGGGTGGTCAACACAGCAACATGACCGTATGCAGGAACACGATCACCACTGCTGTACTGCAACTTTGAGTACAGATACGGATACGCTCCCACCGCATACGAATTGCCGTTGCACTCCAACCACGAATCGGGAATTACCGAACCCGCAAACGGAACCACTGTGCCCACAGGCTGAATCTCGTCAATCGCAACAGTGGACGAACCGCCGATCTGTGTACCAAGATAATTGGTAACAATATAACCTGATCCGTTTGTGATCTTTGTGAGTACAGGCTTTATAACACTTCCAATTGCACTTGGAGGAGAAGAAGTTAATCCACCCGCAGTAGTCGAATCCAAGAACAGCACAGGAGCAGATACGCCAGATAGTACAGACAGGTTAATATAACCAGAATAAGTTAAATCAAAAGTGTTAAAAGACGCAGCACTAACAACACCAGCAACTTCCGAATTTTCTGCACTATCGGCTTGTGCCTTTACCCATGTGCCACTAGGAATATCATACCGAATAGCGTCTCCTTCTGAAAAAGAATTTGCTAGTGAAAAACTTTCCACAATGCTTCGTGGGGTGCTGGTTCCGCCTTTTAGAAGTAGTGATGATCCCATTTGGTATTGCCTTTAAGAAATTCTCTGACAGAGATGATATGCTGTTGCGCCTGTGGAGTTACGATCAATTGCCCGACCACGAGTTTTCCATGTTCCATTCATTGTGACACCTGTGGTGCTGGCACCAAGATAGATGCCGTACTCTCCGCTCAAGCCACCGCTGTTGTGGTAGTAGAGGGTGACTCCCACATTTGGGGATAGCGTTGAGCCTGTTGTACCCATCACAATGCTGCCTGTAGGCAGATCAATATAATCAGCAGAAGCACCCGTGTACCCTGTGAACGAGGACTGCCCTGAGTTGTTTACATCACCACGATATGAAATAATATGACCACTGGTTGCCGTGGTGCTGAAAAGAAGTGGTTTCCTAACTTGTCCCACAAGAGTAGGAGGAGTATTAGTAATAGATGGAGTGGAACTTTCAAAGGCTTGAGTATTACCAGCAGATCCAGCACTCAAGAAGTATTGAGTACCCGCAACCATATTCCCTGGAGTACCAGAATTGCTTGCAGTTATTCCTAGAGAAGTTGCATCAAAAAATCCAGTTGTGGTAATGCTAAACTTAGAGTTAACAGCAGAAGTATCAATGGGGGTTACATCAGTAACAATACCAACCACTTCCGCTTGTGCTTCCGTGTCAGCCTGTGCCTTTACATAGATTCCGTCAGCATAAGTGGCAGATGTGTATCCAGGAGGAGGAATGCCTCCTGCATACGCATAAGAAAGTCCAGCAGAGCCAGCAATCCATCGAACTGCATCTCCAACTTGGAATTTGTTGATCTGCACTATAGATCTTCCAACTGTAGAAGCAGCAGTAATTATTGCGTCTTCCGCAAGAAGTCCACCAGTAAATGGAATCACTATTGCAGCACTAGCACCAGTAGCAATCAGAACAGCCTTGTGTACTGTTCCTACAGCCCTGGATGGTGTGGTGCTTAGTTTTCCCGCGCTTGTAGACAGGTAGTATACTGCACCAGTTATCAGATTAGATCCTGATGGCAAGGCATTGGTAAAGTTTCCAAATATCTCACCAATAAAAGTAACTTCAAATGTGTTTGCGTCCACACGATTAGACACAACACCAACAACTTCAGCCTTGTCCACATCAGTACAATCTGCTGCAAGATAACTTCCGTTGTTGTACACATACACAGGAGTGCCAAAAGACAGTCCGTGAGCCGTTTGAGTAACCCGCTTACGGTTTACACCATTTCGAATATTTACAAACGGTTGTGCGCCGTATGTTGTGCCGTTGAGAACTTCCATGAAAACCGTTGCACCTGTTGATGAGTAACGGCTGAATTCAATTGCTCGGTTGGTGGTTGCTCCTGCTGCTCCACCCGTGTTTGTCAGACTAATATTAAGTCCGTGATCCGTGGTTGATCCACCGTCAAGACGAATGGCAAGACCGTGAACAGGCAGGGTTCCACCGCCAGCAGGGTACAACCCGCTTGTGGCTCCGCTAAAGCCAATGTGTGTGTTTGCACGCCACACACCCGTGACACCGTGAACTGCAAAATTTTGCCAGAGCCACTCTGCTGTTCCACCACTTCCAAGATTCAAGATCAAGCCACCACCACCAGCGGCAGATGCTCCTGCGGCAGATGCACCAGCAAGATCGCCAAGCACAATGTTGTAGTCATCAATGGTAACCGTCTGTGCGTTCATGGTCACAGTGGAACCGTTAAAAGTAACTACACCACCAAAGTTAATGTCGCCAGTAAAAGTGTGACCCGTGGTAATGGTTTCAAGCAAGGCAACAGAAAGAGTTCCACCCGTGGTTGTTGTAATGGAAATACTTCCAGTACTGATACCCTCATACACCTTCAGTTTGTTTAGTTTGTAGACGGCAGTATTGGTGATGTCACGCCATGTGTTAAAAGTATCCCCAAGTGCGACTTGTGGGATCGGATAGGTGTTTTCATCTGGTCCTGTATATGATGCCATGTCTTATTCGCTCTGCTGTGTGAGGTTTGATACAGATATGAGTTGCTGTACTTGCTGCTTCAGAGTATTTATCTCTGCTTTCAGTGCTTCTACATCTTCTGCTAGAGTCTTTTTTTGCATGAAAGCATCAATTGTCTGTGCATCTGCCAGTAGTACTGCACCCGTGGCACTATCGCGGATGTACCTTACTCCACTCATTTATTGAATGAAACTCACTGTACGGATGTTTCGTGCAGCAGGTGTTTTGAAATATGTAGAGTTTTGTGCCGTGGAAGTCATCACAACCTGTATCTGATACGAGGTGAACGCTCCTGAAGGTACAGCAACACGGAAGGCGGCTTCTCGGAAATCAATTTCCGAATTACTAGTAAATGAAGGGCTGATTTGTGGCATGAGGAGGAATCCCTTGGAGAATATATCGGTTTCTCCACTCAGACAGTATCGGTAATTCACAGCAATACCAGATCCTGTTGGAATATTTGCGTCTACAAACACAGCAATTCCGTTTGATGCGGTGGATTGCGGCAACTCCACTACTCGCGAAACATATTTTGATGTTGGAGTGCTACTAGTGGAGTACATGGTGACACTAGCAGCGAACAGCGCAGAAATATCAATCACAGGAGACACTGATGTGTTTGCTCCTCTGCGTAGAGAATATTGCAGATCTGGATTACTTGAAATAATAGTCTTCAAATATACAGATTCGTTGTTCAAGAAGTTTTTACCATCAACGGTGCGATCAAGGGCGCAACTGCTTGGAATAATTTCTGGAGCGTAGAACTTTAAAATTTGAGCATTGGTGCAATTACTGATTCCACTGTATTTAATATTACCAGTTGAAACAAACGAACACTGATTCAAGGTGAACATAAGATCTGTGGTGTTGTTTTGTACTGTTGAACCAATTCCTTGTGGTGTAAACAAGGTTCCAACCAACTGATTGTTTCCTGCGCGACCCGCAACAGCCGAATTATTGTTGATGGTATTAATCGCACTCTCAGCAGCAAACAATTCGTATTTGTCGCTGTTTGCCAAAATGCAGATAGCGTATTCACCTGGTTCAAGATACACGGGACTGCTAAAGGTGAAATTTGTTGCTATTGGCAATGCAGAATTAGCGATTACATTTACTGAGTTTTTAACAACTGTGCTGAAAGGCATTACCACAGAAGGTGATGGATATCCAGAAACCGTTGGACGAATCTGAACCGTTACTGGTAATGTGGAATCCTTTGCAGCAAAATAAAGGTCTGCGCTACTAAGGAATATGCCATCAGGGTTTGCTTTCTTATCAACCAAGAATGTTTGTGATACAGGATCGCTCCAATGGTTGTTCTCAACAGAATCAATGTCTCGATTGAATGGATCCTTTGCAATACTTTCACTTGCAGCAGTTTGACGGCGCAGTTCAGGTGGACGAGTAGAATACGAACCAGAATCGCGTTGCTCTAAAAGACCCGTGCAGTAGTACACTGCTTCTGCTGCAATAGTGGAATTAGCCGTAACAGCAGAATCAGCAATACGAACAGTTCTTTGTCCTGCCAAGAATGTACCAGCAGAAATTCCAAAAGATACGGTGCATGAGCCGTAAGTATCAGTGCTAATACCACTCTTGACTACTTCTCCGTCAAAATACAGAGAGAGATTTGTGGAATTGGGTTTCAATCCGTCAACAGTTGCAGTCACGGTATTGAGTGGAATATAAGGAACCACACTGCGATCAATTACCCGCGAACCAATGCGGTGCTTGATACGATTCTTTAGTTGACGAGCACTAATAAAATTGCTGTTCTTCTGATCAATGCTTTGCACCTTACGAGAAACACCTACTCGAATGCTACCAGAGTTGACCGATGGAATTGCAGATGTGGATGCCACATGGGGAAGTTCAACAATACGCTTCTGTATATCGTCTTGTTCGTCTTCAACCTGATCTATGCCTGTCCATATACTTTCCCACTCATTCCACTGCGTACCAAAGCCACGCTTGTTGTTTGCATTGGATGAAATCCAATTGTCATTTTCTGAAAGTGCATTGGTCTTAACAGCAGGACGATATCCTGTGTCGTAGAATGGTTCAACAGAAGTAGACAATTTCATAAACCCAAGCCAATTAACCGTGTTGGACGGATTAATCTTGATGCTCTTTGTATACTGCTTGTTTTCAATATAAGCAGGAGTAGTGTAATCAAGAGTAATCAATCCATCTGAAGAAACCACGGTATTGATTGTGATTGGAGTATTAATTGAAATTTCTTGAGTTGTAAAGAATGGACGCAATTCCCCACGCTCAAAATCAATAGAACACGAATTAGAGTAATCGCACACATCCGAAACGGAGTGTCCATAGAACTCATCTGAGAAGATAGAAGTCTTTAAAGGTTCGGCAGCAGCACAAGTTCCACGAAGTGATCTTGCTTCTATTTCAGATTCCGACAGGGAGAGTTTAGCAAACACTTCAACTTCATCCACTCGCTTCTGAATCTTACCAATGTCTGCCATAGTGAATCGCTTGGTGTCTACGGGAGTAATCACTACATCACTTTCGTTGTGTGTGTACGCAGGAACAGTTACGGTAGCAAGCACAAGAGCATCAGCAGGATCAGGTGGAGCCGAAGGCGACAGGTCAGGAGTTCCTCCTACAAAGAAGAAGAGTGCAGACCCGTCTTCAGGATCAGCCTTAACGCACAATTTATCAATGCGTGGCAGATAGTGATTGTATGAAGCACTAGTAAACGATGGAACCACAACATCAGTAGCACCATACGGTTTCAACATTGGTGTGGTTGCGGTAAGTCCAGAATGACGGAAGTCCAAGCAGTTTGCCAAAGACACCGTTTTGCCTGTACGCGGATTGGTGAACAGTGGAATCTGAGCATACGGAAACGCAGAACCATCTGAAGAAAAGTATGAATGCTTGCCGATGAATGGTGCAGCAGACAATCCACCGTGAACAAAATATGAATAGGTAACAAAAAGGTTCGCGTTGGTTAATGAAGAAGTATATACAGGCTTGGATGCCGAACTTTCTTTAATATACAGGCGAGAATTTTCGTAGTGAGTTTCTCGCTGACCATCATCCAACTCAAAATCATCGGTATAATCTATTGCTGCACTAGTTTGATTAACAACCGAAGCAATAGCGTACACATCACGATTAGGAATAGTGAAGTATTTACGACCACCTTCTGATGTGCTCAAATTGGAAGTAAAATTTACCGTAGTTGTTGTCGAAGTTTTGGTTCTGTATGTTGTATTATTACCAATAGTGGGAGTATACACCACAGGAACCATTGCTCGCACTTGTTGAGCAGTGAATCCTGCTGGCACAGAGGAAGCCGAAGCCACTACAGTCATATTTCCTGAAGACACAGTAACATTTGCAGTACTAGTACTAGGAGTGAATGCAGTGGATGTGCTGTTTATAAAAGATATTTGACTGGCTGCTAGTGGTGTAGTAGGAAAATTAAACACACCATCACTACCAGTAGCAATAGTTTCACTAAATTGTCCCTTGGTAATTGTATAAGTTGTTTGATTTGTGGTTGGAGTATTATAAGATGGAGAGAAAAGACTACCAATGAGCCTACATGGAATAGACAGAGAAGAAACTTCGTTAACCGCATATCCTGGCTGCAATTCGTAAACCAGAGATGAATTGTCTGTGTTTGATGCAGAGAATCCCGAAGTGGTTTGTGGAGTAAAGGATCCAATGGTAAATCCTGTGGTATTACTGTAGATAAACCCTGTCTTGCCACTTGCAATAGAACCACTCAACCCGTACACATACAACCGATAGTGGTTTCCTGTGAATCCACCAGGACCAGATTGTTGAGGAGTAGGAATTGCACCATGAACATGACCAGTAGCAACGGTAGCCGTATTGTCGGCGTTTCGGAATTGAACCTGTGCAGAGCCAGCACTAATAGTGGTTAGATTGGTAGCAAATGTTTCACCAAATCCAGATGCCGTATTGCCCATGCATACGCCAATAAAGTTTCCCGTGCTAAACACAAAAATACCCGATTCAGGTTGAACCGTTCGTGATTTACTAAAGGGAACCGTAATCGGATGCTGATTTTCAACATCATATCCAAGCACATACGCCTTGCCTTCACCAACAGACATATTTAATTGTGTGGTAGAATAGTCTTTAATCGTAAGATCAAACGGACGAACCGTATAGGATCCCGACTCATCATAGGTACGAAGAGCAAGTGCCTTCTGAATTTCTCCGTAGGTGATTCGCTCAATCTTCTTGGTAACTTTTCCGCCTTCAAACCGAAGCAGTTCAACAAAGTCATCAGGAGTTTCGCTCAACTCAGCCTGAGCAAGCGAAAGAATAACCTTATAGCGATCTGCTCCAGGAGCATTGTAATTGTAGGATCCAATTGCAGGATCCCGCAGGGTGGGGTTTTCCTGTTCCGTAACATTGTCTCGACTAATGGCAAATCCAATCTTCTTGGATAGTACGGAGAATGCGGTAAAATTCAGATCACGATATCCTGTTCTTGCGATATATGGAGTGAATTGCTGTGTATCGGTTCGAACAAAAAACCCGTCCACATAGAAAATACCATCAGAAACCGTAATCAGTTTGCAGTTACCTTTACCAAACGAATCAGAAACAACACTCAAACCAGAAACGGTGAATAAATCCTTGGTCAAGTTAAAGGTACTAGTAAACGAAGTTCCCGAAACAAAATCCACAACAAGAATTAAATACCCATCTGTATTCACATCAGGAGCAATATAGTGAACCACCGTTGCTTGTGTTGTGTCTGTGGTATTGGTGGGTGTAAGAATTCCGCCAACAAGGGTGGAGTAGTCGGTGACTCCCGCAAGAGGAGTACCAACACCAGTAGCAACCATCAAAAATGAAGAATTGCGAACACTAATACCACCACCAATAATGCGAGATCCGTCCTTGAACAAATGATCGCCGATTCGGGACAGTTGATCCTGTAGGATGGACTGCAATTGCGTGGCTTCACGGGCTTGCAGAGCGTATCCTGGCTTGAACAGAACACGCAAAAACCCGTTGTCCGCAGAAAAATCATCGTAGTACGGACTGATATTGAAGATGCTAGGATCGTATGCCATATGTTCCTCTTAGAAGCCCAATCGAACTCTAAATTCTTCCTGTTGACCAACAGTTCTTTGTATAGGTCTTACATTGTCTATGTATAAGATTTCGCCCGAAGTTCTGTCGATCTCTGGTAGGTCTACATTGGTCACAACGAACGCACCAAGCGTGGAACCCGACAACCCATCCACAGCAACACTCTTGAAAGAACCCACAACATTGGTCAGATGGAGTTTTCCATAGGAATTATTGATAAATTCCCAATGGTACACCTGACCACTGGCGTAGTTTCCGTAGGTTCCCGTGACTCCTTGAGTCACCAAGTCTCCATTAGAAAACGAGTTCTGAGTGAGTGAAGCGGAAGTGGTGTCTACAATACCCACCGCAGAATTCAAACTAGTACCTAGTTCTACAACATGAACACCCCTATATGCAGGAGTACTGTCTAGATCAAAATACGCTTGTCCTGCTTCCACAATCTTATACAGTTTTTGATTGCCACCACTACTCAAGAATGTGGCAGTATCAGAGGAGGCAACTGTATCAGTAACCCATACAGACTCTCCGTATGATGGAGCCACAGAAGAAATAGTACCAGTAACACCAGAAAGCAAACCCACAATAGGAAGACCCGCCTGATTAATAAAGTTTCCACTACTAGTAAGACGAACACCTAATTGAGTTCCGCTTGTATAGAGAACCCGTCCTTGAGTGGTTATATCAAATCCATACGAAATTCCTGCTTGCAGAACTGTGGGCAGAACTGTTGCGGCAGGAATAATCTGCTCTACGGTTTCTCCAACTTGGAAATCCACAGACGGATCCGCAGTAAGCGTGAGTACATAATCATTTATGCGGTCTTGCTTGGTAATAAATCTTCCGCTGGCGTTCAGGGTTTTAAGAGTAATTTGTGGAGTATTTGTTGATTTCACGCCAATAACTTTAGCAGAGGAATATGTTTCGGTTCCAATTATAATATTTGCTTCTCCTGAACTAAAATCAGAAGAAAGCGCAGTACCGCTAGTACTAATAAGAGAGATGTCTCGATAGTACAAGTCTTCCCTTCCTGCCGCAATTCCGCTTCCGTCTCCAAGCAAAGGATTCTTGATTATTCCAAACTGTCTATACGATCCACCGCCTATAATTTTGGCAGAATCTTCTTCTGTGATATTTACAATGATAAGAATATCTTTAATATTCAGTTCTTTCAAGATATTACTGCCGTGTCCTCCCTTGGGAGACAGAACCGCAGTCAGGGTTGGGTGATTCGTGACTGCTGATTTAGGACTTGCCACTTCAACAAGTGCAGCAGAGTAATTGCGTCCACCGTTCACAACAGTAACAGCAGAAATTCCTCTACTGGCGTTCATTGTCGGAAAAGCATACGCTCCACTGCCGTTTCCTACAATTTTAATGTACGGTACAATCTCAACAGAGGCAATCTTTCCGTTTCCAGATGGAGTAATAGTGAAATCCACAACATCGTTTTGAAGGGTAAATGTAAAACTATTGGCGGTAGACGCTGCACCTGTAATAATTGCGTAGTTGTTTACTTCAGTTGCATTCGCAGTACTGTAGTCCACACGCAACACATACCCGATATATTTTGAAATATCAACACCAGAAAAATTCAATAGTCCTCTAGCACCATCATCTGTAGTAGTTACTGTATTCGTTACAGGGTCAAATCCTGTAACAGTGATTGTATATGGATTGTTTCCACCAACTAGACTATTAGTGATAGTGTTCGGGTAAAAACCAGCAGAAGCACCCGATGAGTTTACCAAACCAATTCGGGTGATTGAAGCATTCACTGCACTAATCTGCGTGTTGTATTGGCTGCTAGTTTCCGTATCTGTGCTGGTTGTAGCAAAATCTACAGGAATATAATCCGTTAACTGATACGGAAGATCTCCTTCTTTTACAGTGGCAATATATTGCCAAGTATATCCATCAGTTGAACGAAACGAAGAAGTCAACACACCATTTGGTTTAATAGTGGAGGCGACTCCACCGCTGTTGCCCAAGCACTTATAGATGTTGTTCTCGTCTGTAACCACATAGAAAATCTTTGGGTTGGTATCGTCAAACAGGGCATCAGTGTCGCTGTACTGATCGTACTTTGTACCACCACCCCACTCGTATCGAGGCAAGGCAAAAATAATGTTCTGTGGGTTGAGTTTCTTGTAGCCAATAATGTCATTCATTACCTGATACTCAGATCCCACGCTGTCAACATAGGCAGTTGGATTTGGTTCAGTACTCCAAGCAGTACTCTTACTAATAAAAAAGAAGTACTGATTATCGTTGCGTTCCAAATCCGCCAAAAAACTTTCGGCGTATGAGCGTTGAATGGATGCCTTTAGGTAACTAGCCATTGATTTTCCCCTTATAGACCGACACTATCGTATGTATCCTCTGATAGAACATTTCCCTTAGACTTATATGTACCATCTGGAAACAAGGAGAAATCTTCCAACACTATATTGCCAAAAGAAAGATCCTGCCACAGTCCTGGTATACCCTTGGTGTTTGGGTGGTGCTCAATATTCCAGTAAGTTAAACCACGAGCATACGCACTTGGATGGGATGCAGCATAGGTATCAGGAAGTTTGGTGTCCATACTGTACTTGCGAGACAGATAGCCGTACACCTCTTGGCGTTCAGTTTCAGATAGTTTACGATCAAACACCAGCACCTCTGAGATAACACCCGTGAAAGAATACGAAGTGGTATTTTGAAGAATAGAGGCTATCCATGCCGCTGATCCTATCGTGCCGCTACCAGTTGCGCCAGCACTAATATTCGAACCAATTCTGCCAACAACAATATCCGCACTATTGTATTGATCGGGTGCAGCAGCGTAACCGTTCTCTAGTTGTGGAAGAAATACATCTCCATCAGGCATGGCAGTGTCCTTTCGTTATACTCCGAATCTGTTGCGAGTGGAGTTGAAATTTTGCTGTATTTCTGCTTTTGTTAAGGCGCGATCATACACACGAACCATTGCAATACTACTATTAAACTCGTAGTCTGTACCCATATAGGTGTAGTGATCTGTTGGGTAGTTTGCACGATTACCAATGTTTACTGTTGATAGCGAATACCTTTCATTTCCAGCATATGTTCCTGCGGTTACACCTGTTGCGTTTGCATAGATTTCATACCGTGTATTATTTACTGTTGCGTTATAAGTAGACACAAAAACCAAGTGTATTGGTTTGCCAATAAAGGTTCCCCAACTAGACGGAACATTCCATGTGGTAAGTGTTTGCAGACCCGAAGTAGTTGGAGAAGTATTCTGCGACCACCGCACTTGAGTACTTCCAACAATACCAAAATATGGAAGACCACCAGCACCACAGAACATAGCGACATCACCACTACTTGGTTGGGGTGTTATCCACACCTCCCATGTCTTGTTTCCAATATTACCAATATTAGAAAATACAGCACCCGATGTAATAATCGCGTGCGACTTGCCGTTGAACGCTAACTGACCACCGTTTACAGAACTGTATTGTGGTTTTCCTATAACCGAACTAATAGAACCAGTTGGACTCAAATCGTATACAGTATTTTGAGTATTGTTCAGCAACTCCTCGATGCTTGGTTCAGTGCCGTCTATCAAGTCAATACGAGGACGCAGGAATTGCACTTCTGTTCCTGGAGTACTACTGCCGTATAGGAATACTCGCATAGCAAGTTGTCCCAAAGTTCCGTCAAAAATATAATCTACACTCGTAGAGCCAGAGGATGTGGCGTAAGGAGTACTACCACCAGAAACGGTGTAGTATCCACTTGCTGCATCATTAGCACCAATTGCAGTTCCTAATGGATGCACATGACCAACCACAAGAACCCAAGTATTTTGTTTACCTGTGTAGGCATTACTGCTTGGTCCGTCTGCTGCGAAATACGGATTTGTATTTACTACTCCTGTTGATTTGGTTTTCAATCCAGTTGATCTTGGACCAAAGTACACATCACCGCTACCAAGAACTTTTCGATTTACCCAAACAGAAAAACGATACTTTTTAGTCATATCAACAGCAATAGATGTGGTATCGAACCCTCCATTGGAGTTATATAACGCAGTAGTAGCGTTGGAGGAATGATTTTTTCCCCTCCATCCTAGTTCAACATTTCCCCAAGGATTAGTTAACCGTTCCACTGAATTGGCGTTTGCTGTTCCCAATTTATTCCACGGAAACGGGTAACTAGAATTGGTTCGTGTGGCGGTGCCAGCAATATCACTCACCGTGCCATACGGAAGAAGTTGTACGCGACCAATTCGATATTTTACACCTGGTACTAAATTAGTCAAACCAACCAGTGTGGCTGTTGAACTAGTGCCAGTAGGTTCAGTTTTTGTGAGAGTAACTTTATACCATCCACCCCCAATATCATCAAATCCTGTTGCTGCTGCTGCATAGGGGTTACTGCTTGCTGTGTAGATATACACACCAGGACGAGTTATAAATCCACCATCATCCCTACGAATAGTGGCAGTGAATGTCCACGCATTGGCTGTTAGTAAATTCTCCCATGCTAAAGGAGTACCAGGATAATTAAGATATAGATTTCCACTTGTACCAGTTGTTGCTTCAAAAACTTCATCAGTATCAAGTCCCGCACCAGATTGTGTAACAAGCACTACTGAATCGGGGGGAGAACCATCTCGTCCCCACATTGATGCCGTGAGCGGAGCAAGCACATTGATTGGAGTTGGAGTCATCTGATACTCACGAAGAATATCAGTACTGATTCCGTCTTTGTAAGAACCAATAGACGCAGTTTGTCCCGCGTCAAAAGCGTAAATAAGGTTTTTAGAAACAAGCCACTCGTTTCCTGATGGTGGACTAATGGAAGCAATCTGTCTGCCTGTTACTCTAGACTTATTCAACCCCTCATCACCATTCAAGAACACCTCAATCTTGTTTGAAGAGTCTCGAACGGCTTCTCCAATACAAACTCCCAAACACGCCCCCGAAACATGGGGATCGTAAACAATAGAATTCTGTCCAGCAGCAGTATTGTCTCCACAAGGACGGAATCCAAAAGCACCAGCAGGAGGAAGTGATGCACCAGGATACATGAGTTTTCCGTTTGGAAGAATCGTATAGTAACTACTGTTCTGCTGCGATAGAGTTCTGTCCTGCTGATTATACGAACGACTGAACAGCACAGAGTCAAATCGCAAAGATGGAGTTGCAGACAAGTCACAATTTGTATTACGAGAAGCAAGCAGTCCGTATCCGTAACTCAACCCATCAATAGTTGATTTATACACAACAAATATATCTGCGTCATCAGTAACGGTTAGAGGTTTGGTAAGGTACATATGCTGACCAGTAAGAACTGCCGCAGCACTGCTGCCTGGTCCTGTGGTGTATCCAAGACCAACCACCGAACCAAAAGTTACTCCTGCGTAAGTTGAAGCAGGAGAAAACACTAGTCCTCCGTTAAACGAAACTCCCGTAACTCCACCGTACCCTGCTGTTTGCAGAGTGGGGCGAAGTTTGTCTAGCGTTACTCCTGCGTAATTTCGTACATCAATACCAGCGGATGCTTGGAATGTGGGATTTACGGGAGTTCCTTTATACGAGAGTTCAGTAATGGTTACAGAGTGACCTGTTCTACTAGCATCGTAGACCGCATCAAGAAAGAATGTGGAGTCTGCATAAAAACTCAGTCCGTATCCCTTATAATACCTATTTTTTTCAACACCATTTCTTCTCCAAACCATATACGGCTCAACATATTCCACTTCAAACACTGAGTTGTCGTATGCGGTTAAGTTTGCTCCCGCCGCTTCTTGTGTGTTCCTAAGAACATTCCCTGCGGAGTCGTATTGGATATAGAGAATTCTTCTTGCATCAGAACTATTGGCGGAACTATGTGGTCCGTAAGAGTACACCCAACTTCCAGAACCATATCCACCAGATACTGCACCAGAACTAGTATTCAATCCAACCATGCACAATCTGCCTTGTTGGAATCCACCGCAAAGACCGTTAAGCACAAACGCAATTTTTGTTACAGGATTAGTATTGTCATATACTTGTCTACTCCAACCAGTAGTTGTATTTGCCGTGTGTGTAATATGTGCAATCCCGTTCCACTTGCTCCATGTTGGGGGGACAGCGTGATTGCCACTTGGTGACGCATCACGCCAAACATCCATGCTTGCGCCGTTAACCACCGATCCACACACACCAATATTTTCAGGCTTGAGCCACAAGACCAGTCCATCCATACCCGCAGGAGTAAGATTGCTTTCTCTGTTGCGATAGAACGCACTAGTACTGCCAAGCGGAGCACCAATAGGATTGTGCGAGGTACGACCACCTTCAGGCACATAGCAGTAGGTGTAGCCTAAAGAGGTTCCCACAAATACTGTTCCTACAGGAGTGGTCTGTCCGTTTGGTCCTACTTCACTCGTACTACCAATATACGGATTGTATCCGAGTGGATACAGATCACCTGTGGCTCCAAGCCAGTATCCAGACAGTGTGTTACCGTTGGCGCGAAGATCTAATGTGGTTCCACTTGTATACGGAGTGTATCGTCCAATAAGAGGAATCTCATAGAAAGTGGCTTGGGATGATGTGGTGAGAGCATTATCAATAGATCTATTCAGAAGAACAGAACCAAACATTCGCATACCTGTTGGATGGATAATATTTTTCAATACACCAAAATATATGTCCAAGGATACCGCAGACTTCAGTTCATACGAAAAATCCTGATAGTAGTGCCCGTCTTGAATCTTCTTGTTTGAAGACATCTTGCCACGATTTCCTGTAAAGTATCCAGGATAATTTGTAACAGCACTACGCAAACCAATCACCTTTGCGTTTCGTGATCCTGTTTCACTAACAATGTTAAGAACAAGATCTCCTGTGTAGTTTACACCCGAATTGGAAATTCCAATCTTCTTAATCCCACCAGCAAGACCTACTTGATCAATCTTGGCAGAAAATCCTGTGCCTCTAGAATCAGTAACCGTTACCAAATCACCCACACGATATCCGCTACCAGGAAGTTCAACGAAAAATTCACCAATAACAGGATACGCTGTTTCTGTCCACTCGGTGCCGTCTTTGGAAAGCAGAACACTAGCATTAGGAGAAAATTGACCAGCAATATCAGTAATAAAGAACTCAGTAATTGGAACTCCGTTAAAGGAGTACTGCACCACCGAATTAACAAATGCGCTTGCAATTAATTGCACACCGCTGAATTGGTAGATGTTTCCGTTTACAGCACCAAACAGATCGGTTCCGTTTTGCACAGTGGTTTTAATGGATCGTGGCTCTGTCCACACACCATCAGACACCTTGAGAATATCGTTCTTGGGGTAATAGAATTCCAGATCACTGTCGTACAGAATACGAAACAGGAACTTGTATGAACTCTCTGTGCCCTTGTTTCCGTAGAAGTCACGAATCTTTTTCAGCAGTGTTTTCTTGTTTGGCTTGTTACCGCTGGCATTTTCTGCAAACATTTCAGGAAACGAATCAAGATAAGTGTTCTTGAAATGGGAGTAGAACTCATCAAGGTTCAGATCCACATCCCACACCGTATCCAACTTGGATGTTAAGTACCCAACATTTCCTTCTTGTTCCAACCACTCGTAGTACGCTTTTATAAACAAGACTAGTTTTGGATAGTCCGTCTGTACAAACAATGGAAACTGCTCCTTGATGAAAGGAGACAGCAGATCTTCTAGGGCTTCTGCTTCAGTGTTTAAAATAATATTGTTTATAGCAGCCATCTTATCCCTTTAGATTTTGCTTGCGAGATACTTGTGACTGCAACGAGATACTAACTGAATCAGTATAACCTCGACTCATGCGAAGAATCTTGTTCTCGAATACAAAGATGTCGGTATTATTTGGTTGCACCGTAATCGTGAAGAGAGGAGACACAGAAGTGGGGGCAAATGCAGTATTAAATTTCACTGTTCCGTTTGCGTAGTCCACTACACCAATATTCGGGTATACCGTGCTTTGCGATCCGTTTGCATCAGTGGTAACAAGATTGATTTTGCCGTAGCCGTCATCAGTTGCGTACACATCATTCACAATTACACCATTGGTATTTTTATGTGATATGGTGCTTGATCCCAAGATAGGGGAGTGTCCTTCATGGGGATGCAGAAGTGGATTCTTAAAATCAATAGCGAATCCCTTAGCCGCAACAAGTTTGGCAAGGTTAACTGTTTTACGAAGACGAACCGTTGTCTGATTACTAAGAATACTAGCACTCACCGAGTTCATGCCTTGAGACAATTGAGATAGGTAGAAGTTTGCACCAAATGTTTCAAGTGCAGTAGCCGAATAGGTAAAGGCGTATGCAACCAGTAGTGCCTTGATGGTTCCTGATCCAATTGAAGCCAAGTTTGGATCGTAGGTAACAATGGAATCAATCACCAAGTCAATATAATCAGCATCCACAATTTCGGGAGTAACAGTAACAACTGAACGATTCTGCCGCAGTACTCGCGCAAGACTAACTTTTTCATCAGTAGTAAGAGCCGATCCCGACTTGGGCTTTACAGCAATAAACACCTTGCCGTACTGTGGAGGCACAACAGTTTCTCCACCGTAAACATAAACAGAATCCGCATTGGGATACTCTTTAATTACTGCGGCGGTGTAGTCGTCTTCTGTTACTGCACGATTCTGTGACTTATAGAATCGAGGAGCCAAGAACTTGATACGGGAAACACTTTCCTCTAGTGCGCCACCTGCGGACACAGTATTAACCGTGATTGCACCAAGACCGCTAACCGTACTACTGAATGTAGATATTCCGTTTGCATCATCGGCATTGGTTTCCATGTACTCCACAATAACAATACTGCCAGATGCTGGTTTCATTCCAAGAAAGTCGTCTCCAAAGAACAGTTCGTACATACCTGTTTCTTTTTCCTGCAAGAAAAATACCTTGGATGTGGGAGTCAAATCAATATACGAATCAGCGTATGACCACACATCCTCAATGCCTGTGCTGTCAGCAGCAGAAGCCTTGACACGAACCTTGATGGTGCTTGTATCAATCTTATCATTGGGGATAAGAAGAACCGATCCCAATTTTTTATTTGAATTGTACACATAACTCATGCGCCGAAGAGTGCCTTCGTATACTTCAATAGATGAAAACTTTTCAGCAGATGCGTACACCGTATCAAGCAGAATGAATCGGTACTGTGTTCCCGCAGGATTCACCCCCGTGAATTCTGTACCACGAGACAGGTAGGTGCTTGCTCCTGCTCCTGCCGCCACAACACTCAGAACAGCCTTAGAAGCACGGCGTGAAGACGGAACATATCCCAATGCCTTTGCATGGGAAACCACCGATGGACGCAGTACAGCACTATCCAAGAACATCTCATTAGCAACCATGTTTGTATGGAAAGCCTGATAGTGGGTGTTGTAGGCAAGCACATCAAGTACAGTGCTGAGAACCGATCCATCAAAGTTGTAGTCCTTCAGCGTGTCCTGTGACTGCAAGAAAGTCTGTAGCGAAGCCTTTGCCTCATCAAAGTCAAGACCAACAATATTAAAACTGTTCGAATTAGACATCAGCGCACCCTTTCTAGGACAACCGTGATTCTATCTTGTTTGCCAACGGCTTGTATGGCGTATTCCACCACAACCGTATAGTAGTTTTCGTTTGGACTTGCGGTTACATCCACCACCACCTGACCCACTCGTGGCTCGTGATTGCGGATAGTCATCAGAATTCTGTCGTGAATTTCCATTGTGGTAATGGCATCAATGGGTTCAAACAGCAGTGAGCGCAGCGATCCACCAATGGTGGGCTGAAACAACCGTTCACCGAAAGCGGTGGACATCAAATTGCGTATAGATGTGCGGACAGCCAAATCATCCCTGATGGTGAGCAGATCACCTGTCTTGGGATTCTTTGTAAAGGTGGGATCTATATCGGTAAATATAGGTTTCCCGCTGCCTGTGATCTGTAGTGCCATTAGTTGTGTTCTACTTTATATGAAAGGTGTGTGTTTATTTGGTGGACGCTGCTGTCAATTACTTCTTCTAGGGTTTTTTGCTTTATTCCCTCTGCCTCAATCTCATCTAGTTGGTCTGCCCCACACCAATGGCAGCACAAGAACCCAAGTGGAGTCAGTCCATCAGCGCATCGCAAAGGGGTAATACTAAAGAATTCCACATTATTTATCTCAAGTCCAGAACGAAAAGACGATGGGGGCAGCGTACTTACTGATATAATTTTACTTGCAGACTCATCCATGACCCGAATTGTGTCAACATAACGAGTCAGCAGCACATCCTGCGACTCCAATATCATACTGATTGTTCCTGATACACACGATTCGTGAGTAACAGAAAACCGCTTGATTGATGTGCCGTCTGAAAAATTACCACCATTGTGGAATTGAAATACTAGGCAACGGGATGCCCGAACCGTTACCCGTAGTTCGGTGAGTAGTTCGTGTATTTGGCTGTGTCGATGAACAAACTTCTGTTCTTTTAACAAAGACCATTTGAGTGAAATCTTCTTTCGTCGAATCACTCCAACTATACCCAAAACCAAACCCACAGCAAAAACACCAGCAGACTCCCCTATGGTTACCCAGATATCTCTAGCCGCTGATATATTTTCGGAACTAAGCATCATCGGTTGCTAGTGCCTCCACCGCCAAAGCCAGCGTTACTAACGGTATTTAAAAATTCAGGACTGACTAGACTGCCGTTCAGAGTGCTTCCAAGTTTAAAACACGGATCAGTACTAGCCTCATTAATCAGATTTGCAAGGGAGTTAATACTGGTGTACTTTGCAATAAATGCCGCTGCCTTTGCCTGTGCGGCATCGGCTTCATCCATTATGCTGTTTAATTTATTGTTTGCTTCGTCTATTGCTGCAAACGCACCGTCCAGTCCAGACTGCAAATCCCGTACCTTGTCAGCAAGATCCGATCCCGACCCATCACCGAATTTGTTCAGGACTTTCTCAATATCAACATTAGCATTCACTGCGTAGTCAATGGAAAATTGTCCGTTGTTGTTCACCACATTCAATCCCACTCCAATATCAATTCCTTCAATACCAAGAGCGCAATTCAGTTCTCCAAACAGGCTCATGGAACTAATAATACTAGTCAGGTATCGAGCATCAGTAAAGCGAGCAGATTCGGCAGCGAATTTGTCAACAATACCTGCTTGTGAATCCAAAGAACTCTTCATGCGCTGTAGAGAAGGAAGTGCGCTAGTTAATACTCCTGTTGGATCCGTGACAGGATTTCCCGCACTACTAATCAAATTAGCCAAGCGACCACCGTTCCTGCCACCTAGTTGTCGGGCAAGTCCTGCTGCTGCTGCGTTGGGATCGTTCAACATCTCCTTGGTCAAACCAAAGTTGAGAACTCCCTTTTCGCCGTCAGTTAATTTTTGCTTGCATGGACACGCTGGATCTGCCATATATTACCCCACAAAAAAAGTACTTGAACCAGTAGGCTGATGCCCACAACTTGCCTGACTAGCAACCGTACACACGGGAATGCCACCTACTACAAAATTTGAATTTCCCTGTACCATCACAGCCTTATTGTGTGGACTGTCTCCGTGATCCTGCACAGAATTACCTTCAACAGACACAGGAAAACCATCAATGAAAAAATAGGGATTACCCTCTAATATCATTCCCCCTGCTGTATCTAGATTGGCTAGACATACTCCAAAACCTG